TTTAACACCGATTGCTTCATACATCTTTCTGTATGCTGCATAAAGATTATGTATCTGTGGATTTGATTGTGCGAGTTGTAATTCTGTTTGCGCCATAGATATTCTTTGTGCCATTGAGAATATATTAGGGTCTGCTACAGGTAAAACATCAACTCTATCGTCAAAGTCTACTTGTTTAATGTTCCGTGCGCCACCGACCACGTCATATGGATATTCTGCTGGTAGATATTGTGAAACAACTTTAGATAATAATTTAAATTCTTTTTTCATACCTGCGTATAATCTTTTATGAATAGCAGACATGACCCGTGATCCACGTTCCAATAATGCAATTGTTGTACCAACAGCCGCTTGTTGATTACCATCACCCACTTGCATATCAGCAATAGCCGCGAACCTTTGACCAGCGCCAACAACTATACCCATCAATTGTAATAATGTTGCTGATGGTTCTTTGTAAGGTAAAGGAAAGAATGCATCACGTAATGATCCACCTGGTGCATCTACATCTTTAAATTCACCTGGTTGTATTGGTGAGGCTTCGTCTCTAACTCTAACACCTCTTTGTTTAAATCCTGCTGGTAAATTAGATAACGTACCTGCATCAAGCAATTGACGGAGAGCAGCCGTTGCGGTTCTGCTCAATCCGCCAATCATATGAATCAACCCGAAGCCATAAAATCCAAGACCTGGTAGAAATTTAAAATGAACAAAATATTGGATTTTTGTTTTTTTTAGGTCATCGGGATTGTAGTTACGTCTAATAGATAGAACCTTCCTGCTACCTTCTTCAACGGTAACAATGTAAGGGAGCTTAATACCTGTAGGTTCGTTATTAGAGTCAACTTCTTCAAATCCTTCTAAATCTAAATTAACATGACACTCAAGAACCGTATACATCGGTTCGTTCTTTCCAGTTTTTTTAGTTCCTTCTAATTCTCTTTCCTTCTTTTCTAATTCATTATTAGTGTCAACACCTGGTGCTGCTAATTCAACATCAGAATAAAAACCATTGACTTGTTGTTTTCTTAAATCGTTCTCTGAAACTTTTAATGTGTGGATGATTGATTCCGCATCGTCCAATGAGGTAGCCGTATACGGAACAATCAAATCCTCAGCGGGTACAAATTTTGACACCGCTCTTCCCATTAACTGATCGTAGTAAACTTTTTTAAAAGTTGATCCTGCTAATGGTAAATGAAACAACATAGAATCGAACTCGGGTTCGTATTCTTGCATCTGATCCATGATCAGATAGTTCATAAAGTCTTTAACACGTTGTGATTGTTGTTCTACAGGGGGACTAGCTACACCGATAACTTGTGTTCTAACTGGTCCTTCTGCAGGTAATAATTCTTTGTAAGCTTGCGCTTGAAACTGAGTAACCGCTTCAGCAAGAACTGGGTGTGTTGCACCACTTGCTCCTTGAAAAGGTTCTGTTCTATTTTCGTATTTAAATCCTAAAAGATCTAAGCCTTGTATGTATCCTTGTTCCCATTCTTTTCTAGAAGTTTTGTAGTCCATGTAATTTTGTGTCATTTCCATGCCTATCGGATGCAAAACATCATCTGGTAAAAGATCTGCTAGATTGTCAAAATGTGATTCTGTTCCTGGTACGTTGATTGCACCTGGTTCGTAATCTAAAGTTACGCCACCATCTTCTTCTGGTATGACCTCGATCGGTCCTTTTTCTTCTACTGGTTCCTGAACAGCAACGTCTTGCAATTCCTCTTCTGAAGGAATCTCAAGTTTGTTTCTAGTGTTCGGGAGTCCTTTGTCTATTTCTGCCATATATACTCCTAATAGTTTCTAACACGTTTTAACAGACCTGGCAACCCTTGTGAGTTTGGCCCTGATTCTGGTGGTGGGCCTGAATCCACACCAGCTAATTTAGCTATACCACCACCTGCATAATTTTGAAAAAGTCCTTTTCCTAATGCAGCTTCACCTTCAGATCTATCTTCCATTGCTTTATTAAGAAAAGGTGATGTACCAGCTTGTATATCATCTAAAGTAAAACCTCGTTCTTTGTTGTATAAATATAATTCTCTTGGATCCATTTCATTTAAATATCTTTGTTCTTTTGCACGATCTGATTCAAATCCAACATTTTTAGTAAATGGATTAACAATATCTAATGCATATTTTAAAGGTTGTGTGTAACTTTGTGTATCAAAAATAGGTTTTAATACATCACCAATTGGTCCACCTTCTGGATCAAGTTTTCTTTTTCTATTTTCATAGGATTTTAATAATTCACTTTGTGTTTTTTGTTTAAATAAATTATTTAAATAATTAAACCCTGTATTATAACTTTCATCTTTACTTAAATCAAAACCCATTTTATCTAAACTGTTAATATATTTTTTTGATTCATCATCAATTTGTTTATTAACATTTGCATAATCTTTTTCAGATCCCATAGTTAAATCAGAAGTTAATCCACTAATATCTGATTCATCTAATTCAAATTGTTTTTCTATTCCTTTTCGTCTATTATCTAATTTATTTATATTAAGAGTGCTTTGTAAAAGATTCATTTGATTTTCATCAAACCCTTGATTTTTTGCACGTTCTAATATTTTAGAATCAAATGTATCAAAATCGTAAAATATAAAAGCTCTATCTAATGCTTCATTAAAATCCATGCCCTTACCCACGTTATTTGCGGAATCAAGTCCTACATAAAAAAGTTCTCCACCTAAAAGTGTAAATGGGTTTGCTGCATCCAAACTTAATCTTGCAACATTTTTTGCAATGTTAATTGCTTTAGCTGATCTAAAAAATTTACCTATATCTCCATCTGCGGTTAATTTTTTTAAAAACCCTTCTGGATCTTGTCGTGCTGCCGGACAAAAAGGATCAGTTCCATTCGCTAAACCGACTCTTCCCCCAAAAGCTTTACCACCACACAATACTTTTAATTTTTTATCAAAACCACCAACACTTGCTGTTTTAATTGCTGCATCAGTAATAGCTTGTGTTTTATTTTTTCTTACAATTTCTAAAATATTTAATTGTCTTCCAAAACCTTCTCCAGGTTTTGCAGTTTTTGAATAAAAGTCAGGAACATAGTTTTCTCCTTTTCTTATACTTTCAATAATTTCATTTGGTTTTCTTAACACCCTTCCTTTATTTAATACATCATCCGCTAATTTTAATTCTGCTTGAATTAAATCTTCAACTGGTTGATTAAAATTGTAACCAATTTTTTTTAATTGTGCTTCTTTACCTTGTTTTGTATATTTACCTTTTAGTTCTGGATTAGTAATAAATTTTTCATCCATTTGAATAATATTACCAGCAGCTTTATTTATCCTAGCAGGCAAAACTCTTAAACTTGTAAAAGGCTCATCAATAATAGATTTAACATGATCAATATTATATGGAACTACAAAACTTCCATAAACTTCTTTCATTAAATTACCAAATCTAATTTTTTCTCCTGTTTTAGGATTCGTAACTATTTTATCATTTAAAGTTTTATATTCTCTTTGAGCTTTAAAAAATTCTTTAAAATTAGGATCATCTCTAGCCTCATTAATTAATTCACCCATTCCATATTCTTTACCATTATATACAAACCTTGCTTCACCAAAACTCGGATAACCTCCTTTTGTTATTTCTGGTTTTACGGTCCATTTTATTTTTGTACCACCTTGTTTAATGTGCCTATCTACAATCTCCATTATTTTAGTTTCTGCAGTAACTTGTTTTGGTGGTGCAAATAAATTATCTCCTTTAATATTATTATTTACTCTAAATTCTAAATCTCCCAAAGTTAAACCCTCTGCTTTTTGAAGAAAGGATTTTGATCGTGGCACAGCTAAAACTTTTATTAAACGTTTTGTCTCTTCATAAGGAGCATAATCTTTTAAGTATCTAGCAGGAGCATCGTTGGTTCCAACTAACTTTTTTACTTGTGTCATTGGATCAAACGCATCAATAACAAGTTTATCGGAATCTCCCATTACAAAATCAAATGCTTTTTTTATTTTAGTTTCTAATGTATCTAATCCTATTTCTTTAGCTGTTATGTTTGTTGACTTATTGTATCCTGCTTGAACTTGTAAATCTTTTCTTTTAACAAATTTAAAACCTTGATTTGCCTCTTTAACTAATCGAAGTAATAATTCTCTATCTCCTCCTCTTTTTACTGCTTGAGTTTTTTCACTTCTATACCCCTGCCTTGTGCCACCAAAACCTGGTTGCACCAACATACCACCACCGGCCATGTCTTTTCTTGGGTTAGCTCTTATGAATCTATTAACAGCTTCTGTCTCTTGAACGTTCTGTGTTTTAGCTGGGACAGGTGCTTTGCTTGCAGAGAAGACATCAGGAAGATCTGGTTGTGTTTTCTTGGCTCGTGTTAGATATTTATATATCTCTCTTAATTTATATGGGTTCATTATTCCCCTAACATTCTAGCGATACCGCCTGATGCGAAGTCATCGTAGTCACTTGGATCGTAGTCACCCTGTCTTCTAATTATAGCATCTGACTGAGCTTCAGGATCTTCTGTTATTTGTCTGGCTCTTTTTCTTCGTTCAATATTTTTCACAAGTTCTTTCATGCTTGGTTTTTCACCTGTTGCATATTCTTTTAGTTTAGATACATCAGAATCAAGATCTCTGATACTTGTACCACCAACTTCATCTACATCTAAATCAAAATCATCCGGACC